AGAAGCGGAATCTGAGGACACCGAGGGCAAAGCTCTTGTAATGCTGGTGGTGCTGAACAGAGTTTGGAGCGACGAGTTTCCAGACACGATTGCAGGAGTTATCTTCCAAGACGGACAGTTCAGTCCAATCAGCAACGGCCGGTATGACGAGGTCAAACCGGATGCCGACTGTTACAGAGCATTACAGCTTATCCAGATTGACGGATGGGATGAAAGCCGGGGAGCGACTTACTTCGAGAGCAAGAGCGAATCCAACTGGCACAGCGAGCATCTGACCTTTCTATTCCAGCATGGGAAACATTATTTTTACAAGGAGTGATGAAGAGTGAAGAGAGACTTGATAGCGGTTATTTGGTCATTGCTCGTAACCGGAGCAATAAGCAAATGGGCTTTCCACGTTGCGTATCTGGAAAGAGGGTACAAGGCAGTAGGCGGTGAGTACCTTGTGATACTGGTGGCTTATGTAGCTGCATGGAAAGCAATTAACTATTTATTTGATTCGTTTGAGGAATTGGAAAGTGAAAGAAATCGTAGAAAAAAGAGAAGTAGAAGAACTGCTCGGATGCGAGATTACAGATGAACAGTTTGAGCAGGCATTAAAGTATGCCAGACATAAGCAGAAGTACATATATCAGCGAGAACAGAGAAAGGTCGTGTTACAGCACTGGTATCTCGTTAAACTGACAGAAGAATATGTGAGAAATCTTGCTTTTTCAAAATTCACAATGGATTTATGCAGTGCACTGAGAGATATGGAAAAAGAGTGCTCGGACAAAGTCCGGAACACCCTCGTAAGCAACCATATTGTATCACAGCCATCTGCTTAAAATCAATAAAATTATACAATATGGAGGTTTAATCTATGAACAATTCAAATGCTTTGGCTGAAATTCAGTCCAAATATCCCAACTGCAACCTACTGTTACCTGCGGCTACATCAGTGCAGATCAATCCATTTTACAAGTGTTCTGTCATGGAAGTAGTAGCAGACACAGCACCAAACTCAGGAGATATCTTCTCGGTTGGCAAAGTAAAAACCGGAGAGGATAGAGACGGAAAAGCTGTATATGAGGAGGTTTACTCTCCTGCGAAGCCGCTTCTTATGAAGCTGGCAACTGCGGCAGGCATCCAGTTTCATCCAGAGTACACCACAGTTACAAGAGAGAATACAAACACCTATGTAGGCAAGGCATACGGAGCTGTCAGACTTCCAGACGGAAGCTACAAGACACATGCGGAAACCAAGCGTATCTGCCTTGACGATGAAGAATCCAAGTACCGCCTTGAATTTATGGATAAGTCAATCATGGGTATCCATGACTGGAGAGCATCCAAGGCCGCTGCTGAAATGTTCAAGGGGGAATGGAAGCAGGAGACAGAACCTAATCAGTATGGAAAGTACGACAAGTACTATGTGATTGCCGATAGCGACAGAGAGAAGTACATCGAGAGATCAATCCTTGTGAACATGACGCTCCTTAGAAAGACAGCATCAGAAAAGGCTCAGACAGGAGCGATCCTTAGAGTTATCAGAGCACTGCTTGGAATCAAGGGAACATACTCGAAAGCGGAGCTGGAAAAGCCTTTTGTTGTACCGACAGTTACATTTGCGCCGGATTACACAGATCCTACGGTCAGAAATGCAATGCTTCAGCAGGGAATGAACTCTATGGGGAATATGTTTGGGATTTCATCCACGCCACCGGCAATCACCACTGCATTTTCCAATGAAGCATTTTCGACAGACTTTAATCCGGAGGATGAAATTAACAATCCTGCATTTGCTTCTGAACAGCAAGAGGACAGCGACGTAGTAGCAGAAGAACCAGAGAAAAACTGGTTCGATCAGGAACAGACGACAGCACCGCAACAGGAAGCTCAGCCACAGCAGGAGGAATATGCCTGCGAGAATTGCGGTTCGGTTATTTCCGAGAAGGTCTATGGTTACTCGATTGATAAGTTTGGCAGACCATTATGCGTAAAATGCCAGAGAGGAGCACACTGATGAAGATTATACGGATTACCACTGACCTTGAAATGACGGTGCATGATTTCCCGGAGGGTACACACGAAGCACAAAACCACGTGCTGAGGGAGCTGATCGGGAATGATTGCAGGATATACGAGCACGTAATGCCGGAAAGATTATACACCAGCTTGAAAATGAAAAACCGACCAACAAAGGTACCAGGACAGTGCGTGAGTATGCTGATTGATGAAGAAGGCTTGCTGAAACCTAATCATGCGAATATGATCGGCAGCTATCTTTACAAATTTGATGAGCACAAGATTCCGATTGCAGGAAACATCCTGTTTGTGGGAGAAGAATGGACCAGAGATTGGATTGACTTCTGTGGAATCGAAGACGAGACATTCAAACTGTTACACCTTGAACTGAAAAATATGGTAATGGCAATGAAAGCTACAAAGGAGGCTATGAACTTATGAAAATTTTACATACAGCGGACTGGCATTTGGGCACATTCCGAAGCCCGGTAAAGGACGGAGTTAATCTCCGTACAGAAGATACAAAAAGATGTCTGAATGAAATGATCAGAGTGGCAGGAGAAGAAAGACCGGACTATTCACTGGTATCTGGAGATATATTCCATTCCGGAAAGACATGGTCGGACAGATGCTGTGAGGAAATTGTCACAGCAACCCATTATATCAAAGAGCTCGCGGCAGTATCTAAGCAGGTGGTTGTTATGCGAGGCACCCCGAACCATGATGGAATAGGTCTGTTTAATGTACTTGCACAGACATTTGAGCCATTTCCCAATGTACATATCGTGATTACCCCACAGGTAATTCCTTTTGAGGATGCAGATATCGCACTGATTCCGGGATTTGACCGGGGAATATTCAGAGCAAACCATCCGGGAATTAGTGCTGATGAAGAAAATTTGGTATTTACTGAGGAATTATCCAATATCGTGACTGGTCTGAAAGCACAGTGTTCTCTGGAGAAGAAAAGTATCCTGATGGCACACTATACAATTCCGGGTTGCAACACAGAAAGCGGACAGACCATGATGCTTACACAGTTCGAACCGGTCATTCCACAGGAAGCACTTCTGGCAGCTAACTATGATTTGGTGGCACTGGGACATATCCACAGACCACAGAAGATACATAACCGTAACTGGTATTACTCCGGTGCGATAAATGCTCTGAATTTCAATGACGAGGGGCAGGAGAGAGGCTTCTGGATTCATAACTGGCACGAGCTTGGAACGTGGCAGAGCATCTTCCACAAGACACCGTACAGAGGATTTGCAACAATCAAACTCGATGAGGATGATGTGACACAGATCAATATGCAGGCTCTTGACTTTGTAGCTACACAGAAATGGAGAGGCGAAATTGACGACAAGATTGTCCGCGTGCATTACAGCTGTTCAGCAGAAAACAGCAAGGCATTGAACACAGCGGTTCTTGAAAAGGAGCTGCTTGATGATGGGGCATTCATGGTGTGGGAGATACTTCCGGACAAGATAGATGAATTTGCAAACAGGACACAGCTTGAAAATACGACGGATCCGGAAGCGAACCTCATTAAGTATCTCGAAGAAAAGCAGTTTCCACAGGATAAGATACAGGAACTTGTGCTGAAGGCAAGACCGATCATTGCGGAAGCAGAGGCAAGCAATTCAAAGACTGCCAACAGCGGAGCATTTGAACCGGTAGAGATTGCAGTCAAGAATTATCGCAATTATGAAGAGGAAACCTTCAATTTTGAGGATATTACGTTCTGTACCATTAATGGTCAGAATGGAGCAGGAAAGAGCAGTTTGTTCATGGATGCCATTATCGACTGCCTCTATGAAGAACCAAGAGAGGGAGTGATAAAGGACGATTCCGGAAAAGCACCATGGCTGAGGAATGATGAAAGTGTCCGGTCGGGTTCGATCATGTTTACGTTCCGCATAGGCGAGAAGAAGTATCGTGTCACACGAACCAGAGCACGTTCCGGAAAAGGAACACTGAACATTTCACAGTTTATCGAGAACGAATGGCAGGACTGCTCAAAGGAACGCTACAACGACACCCAGCAGGAAATCCTTAACATTCTTGGAATGGACAGTTTTACTTTTAAATCCTGTGCACTGATCATGCAGGACCAGTACGGATTATTCTTGCAGGCAAAGCCGGAAGAAAGAGTAGAAGTGCTCGGCACACTTCTTGGCCTTGGAATTTATCAGTCGATGGAGAGGATTGCTTCTGACAATGCGAGAGTGAACGGAGCGAAGAAACGGGAGCTGGAGCAGGAGATCACTATCCATAATGTGACGATTGCTGAATTCGGTAAGCCGGATGAAGAACTGGAAGCCTGCAGATCAGAACTGGCAGAACAGGAACTCAGATTGCAGGAGAAGGTCAATGAGAGAGACCAGAAGAAGCTTATCTTGTCGCATCAGCAGGAAGCCGTAGAAAGACGAAAGAAAGCCCTTGCAGCTGTCACAACCTTGCAGGCTAAGAAGACCGTTACAGAGCAGAATAGAGCCACCCAGCAGGCAATCGCAGACAGTAGTGCAACAATTCTTGCCGGAAAGGCTGAAATCGAGGAGAAGATTGCGGAGAGAAACAATCTTTTGAAACGTGAGCTGGATCTTGCAGGGCAGTCGGCACTTTACACCTCCAAGAAGCAGGAAGCAGAGAATTATGCAAGACAGGCAGAAACAGAGCAGGAATCTGTTGCAAACCTCAAGAATGCATTGCAGGACTGCCTGAATACAATGAATGCCATGATACTGGAATCTGCCAATGACGGAGAAGCCAAACAGAAAGCGGAGGAATACAGCCGGAAGAAGGCTGAACTGGAAGCCATGCAGGAGAAAGCGGTCGCATACCAGAAAGCAAAGACGGAATTCTCTGCGACTGTTTTCCACGACAGCGAAACAAGAACAAGTTTTGACGGAGAAAAGCAGGCGGCAGACGAGAGGAAGCTAGTCCTTGAAAAGAAAGTTGCAATTTTGAATGAATCCGGATGCGTGGATATCGAGAATGCACACTGCAAGTTCTTACAGGATGCCATTGAAGCAAAGGAGAAGCTGGCAATGCAGGATACCTTGTATGCAGATATTGAAGCCCGGAGAAAAGCTGAACTTGCAAAGACAGCGGCGGAGATTGAAGAGAAGAAAGCTGCTATGGAAGCGATTGGATTTGATTTGACCGCATTATCCGCACTCCAGAGTGAATGTGCGACACTGCTTCCGTATGTATCACAGGTTGAAGCAATCAGCCAGAGGGAAAGCCAGTTAAGCCTCATACGGGCGAAAATCGAACATTTGAAGTCTGACATATCCAAAGAGGAAAACAGGCTCGCTGAGGTCAAATTAAAGGGCACACAGGCAGAAACAGAACAGAGTATATATGCGAAAGCTTTTGAGGAGCATGTGCATGTGATGAGTGCCATTACAGTGTTGGATCCATGGGTTGAAAAGGAGAAGATGATTCCGGTTGCTGAGGAAAGAAATATGACAGCCTTGAACAGAGTATTGGAACTGACAACGGAGCTTGTCGGCATTGATGATGAAATCAGGGAAAGACAGGCAGAGGCAGACAAGGAAATTCTTGCAATGGCAGGAATTGAGGAAGTGCAGGCGGTTGTCAATGGTCTGGAAACAGAGGTCAATGCAATCAACAGCATGGTTAGAGAAAGCCAGATGCGTATAGGTGCTTTACAACAGAAAGCACAGCAGATTGCCAAACTGAAACAGGACATTGCAGTCTTGCAGGAGAAGCAGGTGGGATATGCGAAAGAAACTGCAGATTATGACACCTTAAAGGTTGCATTCAGCCAGAGCGGAGTGCCGCATCAGATTATCAGATCCATCATCCCACAGCTGACAGCAACAGCCAACACTATCCTCGGTCAGATGACCGGAGGCAAGATGGGTGTCGAGTTCAGACTGGAACGCTTGCAGAAGAACGGCAAGGAAAAGGGTTCTTTGGATATTTTCATTGAGGAATATGGAAAATCCGTACTTCCTTACCTGTCAAAATCCGGTGGAGAGAAGGTTAAGTCCTCATTGTCGGTAATCCTTGCACTGGCCGAGATTAAATCATCTTCGGCAGGAGTGCAGCTTGGAATGTTATTCATAGACGAGCCACCATTCCTTGATGGGGATGGCATCCAGGCATACTGTGACGCACTGGAAACCATCCAGAGTCGGTACAGCAATATTAAGATTATGGCTATTACGCATGATCCGACCATGAAAGCCAGATTCCCTCAGAATTTGGATGTTGTGAAGACGGAACATGGAAGCAAGGTAATTTATTAAAGCAGGATCCGGAGGGGAAACCCCTCCGGCACCCGAAAGGAGAGTGATTCAATGCCAAACCGGATAATTAAGGAGAGCATATGCAGAAGCGAGGAAATAGATTCCTTGAGCTGGTTTGAGGAGGTTCTGTTCTATCGACTGATTGTAACCTGTGATGATTTTGGAAGATATGACGGAAGAGCAAAGATAATCAAAGGGAGCTGCTTTCCTCTGAAAGACATTACGGAGAAGGATATAGATAAGGCACTTGGTAGGTTGGCGGCGGTAGGCTTGGTCAGAGTGTATGAATCACAAGGAAGACCGTACATGCAATTGGTAACCTGGGCGGCCCATCAAAGGATCCGTAATCAGAAAAGTAAATATCCCGAATTTGCGGACGGATGCGAATTGCTGACATTTGACAGCAAAGGACAGCAGATTAAAGCAAATGACAACAAATGTGTCCGTAATCCAATCCAATCCGAATCCAAATCGGAATATGAATCCAATACTACTATATGCTCCGAGCAACAAGTAGCTGCGGAGCCGCCGGTAATCGAAATACCACTGAATACCGGAGAGGAATACCCAATCACACAGGGATACATCTTGGAATTATCGAAACTGTATCCGGCGGTTGATGTAATGCAGGAGCTTAGAGCAATGAAAGGCTGGTGTGATGCTAATCCGAAGAAGCGGAAAACAGCCAGTGGGATAAAGCGGTTCATCAATGGTTGGATATCAAAGGTTCAGAACCGAGGCGGTACACCTGGATATACACAGACCTATAATCAGACAGACAGGCAGTCAAGTATTTCACAATATGCTGACATGGCAAGGAGGTGGGCTCAGGATGACTAAACCAGAATTTGCGATGATCGCAGTTGCGGTCAAATCAGCATATCCGGCTTCAAAGATAATGGCTGATGATGCATCAATGGAGTTCTGGTACCGGATGCTGAAAGACCTCAACGGGAAAGTCGTTGAGAATGCGGTTATGGAGCACATAAGCACAAGCGTTTATCCTCCTAACATTGCAGAAATCAGAAAACTGTGTATGGAAAGGTGCAAGCCTCCTGTCCTCGGTTTTGACGAGGCATGGGGAGTGGTCCAGAGGGCAATGTCGGAGTATGGATGGTATCACCCGCAGGAAGCATTTGCCTTGATGGACGATCTGACAGTATCGGTGGTTAAAAACCTCGGATGGAACAGGCTGTGCCAGAGCGAAAATCCGACAGCAGACAGAGCCAACTTCCGAGAAGCGTATGAGGCAAAGGCAAGGGAAGCGGTCAACAGCAATATGTTACCGGATTTTATATCAAATGAAAAGCTGATGCTGCAACAGCAGTATGCTCCCCGGATTGAAGCCAGAGAACCTCCTGCGATAGAACAGACTGTTGCTCCGGAAAGGAAAGAGCTGACACCACAACAGCGTGAGGAAAGAGCGCGACAATTTGAAGCAGTAAGGAGGCGGTTGATGGGTGGCGGTACAAACGAATGATGAAATAAAGGGCACTGAAAAGGAATTCTTAGACCTGTTCAGTCATCTGTGCTACAGCAGAACGGCATGGCAGGTATGGTCAGATCTTATGTCGGCAATGGCTTGCACGATTGCAAATGTATTTGAGACCAACCCCAAAAGGAAAGCTGACAGGGAAAAAGAATATGAGAGGTGCATCAAGGAACTTGGCGGAGATGTAGAGATACCGGCAAAGCTGTTCGCCATTGTAACGATGGCATTAGAAAACAATCCGGATCAGGATTTCCTCGGAAAGCTGTATATGCAGCTCAATCTTGGAAGTCACTGGCATGGACAATTCTTTACTCCGTATGATGTCTGCAAAATGATGTCCCTTATAACAATCGGGGACACCGTCAGAAGCAAGGCAGAGGACAGGGATTACATAGCAGTTTCGGACCCGGCATGCGGAGCAGGTGCAACGCTGATATCCGCTGCAAACACATTCAAGGAACGAGGGATAAATTATCAGGAAAAGGTTCTTTTCGTAGGACAGGACATTGACAGAGTGGTTGGCCAGATGTGCTACATTCAGCTGTCACTGCTTGGATGTGCCGGATATATCTGCATAGCCGACACGATTGTAAATCCTGTTGTAGGCTCGGTATTACAACCGGACGAACAGAAAGGACAGGAGTTCTGGTACACACCGCTCTACTACTCTAACAGGTGGCAGATGCGGATATTTATACAAAACATGAAAAGACTAATGCCTCTACCAGAGGCGGAGCAACAGAAAGAGGATGAATATGTATTCTTCTTCGATTTTGACAAAAAGGAGGAAACCTATGGGAACAAGTAGGACAGTGGTGCATTACGCATCAGGAGACAACAGAGATTATGAATTTGAGTGGAGCAAGGCAGTTTTGGAGTATCTGGAAAAGGGATATCCGGCAGAAGAAAAGAACTGCGAGCTGGAGGTCGGGAGCACGACTTACAAGGTTCTAAAAAGAGATACTGTAACCGCATTCTATGATGCAGACGGTAACACATTGTTTGATGTTACGAATGACAGGCTCAAAGAGGAATACGAGGCAATGGAAAGTCTGGATGAAACAGAGCCGAAGTCAGAGATTGGAAGAGCCATTGCAGGGATTGAGAAACAGGCATTTGACGAGGCTGTGTATATGGGGAAGACTTCCCTTGCGGATATTGTGACAGGGAATGTTCCTGATCCGACACCGGAAGAAGTGCAGAAGGCAATGGAAGAGCAGGCAGGAGCAGAGGAAGCAGAAGGTGATGAACCGGGCGATGATTCTTGCGGCCAGGATATTGAGGAAACTCACGATACTGAAACGCAGGAGGCTTCTGAAAATGGTGGAGAGGAAGAAAAAACGGATCCTGAGCCGACAGCAAAGGGCATCGATGGAGCTGTTGCAAAGCTGCAGGGAGAATTGAAAAAGGCAAAGGAAGGCTATGCCGAGCCTATCCTGTCACACATGATTGACCGGTGCAAAGAGTCGGAGACATTGGCTGATGCGGTATGCCAGACGCATAAGACCTGGGAGAAGTGCTTCAAGTACATCATGGATCAGGCACGAAAGCTCAAGAGTGGAAACTGTGCCATGGTAAAGGATTCCGTAGTCTACGAATGGGCAGAGGACTATTACAGACTGGATGATAAGGCTCTTGAAGAGAAAAAGGCTGTGGAAGCCAAGGAGAGAGAAAAGAAACAGAAAGCCGATCAGCAGAAGCGTCTGGACGGCATGAAGAAGCGTGCTGAGAAAAAGGCGGAGACAGCTGGAAAAGATAAGGCGGCCAAGGAAACTCCGAAACCGGAAGCAAAGGCGGACAAACCGAAGAAAGAGCCGGAGAAAAAAGAAGCTCCTAAGAAGAGGTCGAATGAACTTGAAGGGCAGATGGATCTGTTCTCAATGATGGGCCTGTAAGGAGGGATGTACGATGGAAAAAAGAAAGCTGTCTGCATTGCCTAGACCAGAGGCAACAGCAGAAATGGTTGAAATGGCAGATAGACTGGACGGAATGGAGCACATTGTGACTGCGGAGCTGGTTGATGATAACAAAATACTGCTTCTGAATTTCTATGAGGTGTCGAAGCTCAAAAAAGGAAAAACGGAAGCAGCATTTAGGACATTTCTGTCGAGTGATGATTATATCACGCAGGACCTGTCACAGTCAAAGGTTAAATGGCTTACAGCTGCATTTGATAATATGCAGGGTTTCCGGCTGTGGGAGTACAAATGGGATCAAAAAACATGGAAAAGCGAACACATTCCAAAGGTGTTTATCTGGACAGCAGAGGACAAGGGCATCATGGAGAACTTTTTCAAGGCTTACCGCAAAGAAACTGACGAGAACGTATGGAATGCTATTGACAGATTCCAAGACAAGGTCAAGGCAGAACGACTGGCAGAGAAGCACAGAAAAGTCCTTGCGCCGATTGATCTGCGGATGGAGCCGATAGGAGAGCCTTCACAGGATTTTACCGACTGGGTATGGGAGCAGGGCATGAGTTTCAGCCGGTACGGAATTTATAAAGAGACATCCAAGGGAAAGGCTGAATTTGAGTGTACGCACTGCCAGAAGACAGGAATCGTTGACCGGAGCAGGATAAGACTTCGGAACAATGAAAAGGGGGAATGTCCTTTCTGCGGAAGCAGAGTGACATATAAGGCAAGAGGAAAAATGCCATGCCAGATAGCAGATGAAAGATGGTTCATATATGTGGATCGGCAGGAGGAAGGTTTCTTACTCCGGTACTTCAAAGCATGGAGACACATAAAGAATGACGCAATGATAACAGGCAGCATATGTAAGAAACGCATTGAAGAAACCATGCATGAGTACAGCCGCTGTTTCTGCACATTCTTCGGCGAAAAGCTGATGAAGGAAAGCTATGAATGGGGAGTGTACCACCAGAGGGGGAATTTGCGCTGGATTCCAGACGAGGGAAATATCGCATGCATGGAGTGTATCTTATATCCCGGAAATCTTCCAGAGGCATGGGAACACACACCTATGAAGTATTCCGCACTGGAAATTCTGGCACAGAACATGCCGACCACGGCTTTCAGATACGAGGATGCCATTGATATTTATCTGAAATTTCCGAAGCTTGAGTGGTTCTGCAAAATGGGCTTGAACCAGTTGGCGAAGGATGTGGTAAAAGGCTACAACTACAGCGGGAACATGACGGGCAAGGTCAATTATAAGGCTGACACTATCTATGAAATCTTAGGGCTGAATAAGGTCAATACGAGGACACTACAGGCAATAGACGGCAATCATTACGAACTCCGCCTGTTGCAGGTAGCACAGCAGCTTGATATCCAGATGAAGCCGGAGCAGTTAAAGGAATTTTACGAAACCTTTGAATGCAACACAGATCTTCTGAAGGAGAAGAATAGAAGGGTATCGCTCCATAAGCTCTGCCGGTACATAGACAAGGAGAGTGAGAGATACCCGATTGGAGAAAAGAATGCCTGCATGTGGGGCTATTCCTACAACAGGTACAAAGAGAGAACAGATCCACGAATAGAGAGAAAACAGAATATGGCACATGACTGGCTTGAATATATAGGGTGGTGCCGGGAACTGAAATACGACCTAGATAACAAGTTTATCTACATGCCAAACAATTTCAAAAAGGTGCATGACAGGGTGGCGGGAGAGTATAAGGCATTGCAGGATAAGAAAGCTGCAGCTGAAAAGTTACGCAGGGAGAAGCTGGCCGCCAAGAGGATGGAACAGACGAAGAAAGCAATGGAGGAGATATTCAGTAAGAATGATGGAGTGGATGCTTTCCAGATAAAAGGAAAGGGGCTGATCCTTGTAGTGCCGCAGAGCGGGGATGAAATCCGCAAGGAAGGAGAAGCTCTTCATCACTGTGTAGGAGGTTACGTTGAGAGAGTGGCAAAAGGAGAAACGAACATCTTCTTTGTCAGAAAGGCAGATCATCCAGAGCAATCTTATTTCACGATGGAATGGAAAAATAACAAGGTCGTACAGTGCAGAGGTAAAAGCAACTGTGGGATGCCACCGGATGTGAA